AGTAAGTTCTGTTTGAAAAAGTGCTTATAAAGTGAAAATTCAAAACTTAGATCATCTTTTATTTAAAATTAAGTTTCCACGTCGACCGATATTAAATTTTTTGTTCTATCATTGTCAGAAAAATCGACCACGTATGAAAACTGAGGAGTGTGATTGTCCTTTTCATGAGGGGAATAAGTGTGGAATTCGAGTATTTAGTGATCTTCCAGAGCTTGCGATAGTTAGTCCGGTAGTTCGATGTAGAGAACAGTATACGTCGAAAAGTGCAATGTGGGCCACTATATATTCAGAGATAGTTGGTAATTACTATTTGATTAATACTAGTGTTCATAAGTATACAAAATTTAATCAGTTAGAATATAAGAATTTTTTATATGAATATTATTGTTCTGATAATCAGATAGCGATAAAGCCTGTTACTTCAGATAAGAATCAGCCAAAGCCTGAACAGGTTTTTCCTGATCCTGATATAAGGCCGATAGTTAAGAAAATCTTTGAAGATTATATTGATTCAGCTGTGTTAGGTCCTCGTCCTCAAGTTAAGGATGGGGAGAAGCCGCGCCCTCACTTTATAGATACTATGGTTAAAGAGAGGGATGGTGTTCCCACTTTGAAATATCTTTGTTTTAAGAAAATTCATTTTGAATGGTTAATCTATGAGCCAGAGATGGTAAATGGTATTCCTTGTCATCGTGTGCGATATACTAGTAATAATTTAGGTACGACTCAGTTTATTAAATTGTACTCTGAATTTGGTAAAGATACTACGTATCGAGGTCATAATTTTGACATGCTTATGAAAAGCTTGCCTAAAATAAATGATTTTATGATGGAAGACTTGGGTACGAGACATTATATTAAGAAAGTAGATTTTAGATATTCTCCAATAGATTTATTGTCGCAGATGAAGTTGGATACTGGAGGTGGGATATTTCCTACTTCTAAGAGAGATACTGGGGTTCCAGGTTTAGTTAATAAAAATACGGGGAAGAAATTATTTATGATAATTCCTGCTTTGATAGAGTTTGATAAGTATGTGCGAAAGGTCGCTCAAGGTAAAGATGCTCAACTTAATCCTGTAGGTGTTACCAGGACTAAGTTTGAATGGAGGTTTTTTTTAGTAGAGTTGAGAGAGAAATTGTTAGCTGCTCAGAATAAGTGTAGAGAGTTTTTTATATTAAGTATTTTGATCTTCTTTCTTTCATTAATATTTGGTGCTCGTCGTAAGTTTGAAACGGGCCGTACGATAATGATAGGAATGAAGATGTTTCATGGAGGAGCTTATGAGATAGCGTTGAAAATGAACTATAATAATCCAGAGATTTTTTGGTGGTCCGGAGATATAGAGAAGTATGATAAATCGGTAGGAGATATTTGGATTATGGATTATTGTGCAAATAATCGTATGTATTATGATTTTGAAAATTATGATGCGTTCAAGAGAATGATGTTTGAGAAAATGATGAAGGATTGGGCGTATCATATAACCAATAAAGTAGTTTGTTTTGCGGATGATGTTTGGAGAATCTTATTTGGAGTTGTTGCTTCAGGTAAGTTGGAAACTAGTCATATAGATAGTTGGATTTTGAAGAAGTATTTTTATTATTTTTTGGTAGTGATAATAGCCGAGTATCCTGAATTGGATGAGGTTATCACCGAGGCTGTCGTCCATGGTTTTCTTAGAATGATAGTTTATGGCGATGATCATATCGGCTGTTGTCCCAAGATTCTTCGAGGAATAATAAATGTTAATACTTGGGCTAGTTTTCTGAAGACTCATTGTCGATCGATTCTGAGGGATTATCGGGAATATGATACATTTCTCTCTGTTCCTAATTTGTGGACAGGGGGTTTGTCGTATGAGGGTCCAAAATTCTGCAAGCGTTATTTTATAGCTGGAGATGATCCTAAATTAGCTCCGGTTTTGCCCTATAAGCCTCTTCTTGAACCTATGCTTCGTGTCTTTGTTAATACTAATCAAGAACCAATAGACTATTTGTTGTCAATAGTTGGGCATATGTGGGATACTATGGGTACTAATAAGCGGCATTATGATATGTTGCTACAGTTTTATCAGTTGTTAAATACAGAACTTAAGGTCAAAAGTGTTCGGGAGCTTTATGAGATTGCTCGTCAGGATCCCGGTCGTAAACAGAAGTTGAATAGAATGATAAGGAAGATAAATTTGTCCCCGGAATTAATTTATGAGAGTGTTCCATCTTATGAATCTATTAGGAAAAGAAATGAGTATAATCCGAGGGCTTGTAAGTTTGGAATTGATGCTTATGATCCAGATGATATTGAATTGTTTAATTTTGATTTGGATGAGCAAGAATTTTATTAGCCTCACAATGAGGTTAAGTAGTAG